TTTTCCTACGCGCAATACGCGGGCAACGGGTCCACAACGACCTTCTCCGTCCCCTTCCCCTATCTGCTGAAGGCGCACGTCAAGGCCTACATCGGATACAACCTGGTCGATGGCACCTTCACCAGTGAGCTGGTGGATGGAGTTGGCTTCAACTGGACCAGTGGCACGCAAATCCAAACCACTGCCGCACCAGCAGTTGGACAAACACTGACGATCATTCGTCAGACACCCAACACTGCCACGGTGGTGCAGTGGCAGGACGGCTCAAATCTGATCGCGGACGACCTCAACACGTCGGATCTCCAGAACCTCTACGTCGTTCAAGAGCAGCAAGACCGCAACAACGCCAGCATTGACTCAGCAGAAGCCAGCGCTGGCGCCGCCGCCGCTCAAGCTGCCGCCGCTGCTGGCAGTGCCCAGGACGCCGCCAACGAAGCTGTTGCAGCAACCGCTGCCTCTAATGCCGCCATCGCGGCGGCCAATGCCGTAACAAGCACGGCTAGCGCTGCAGCGGCAGCAGCAAATCAGGCGGTGCAAATCGCCACACAGGCTGTTGCGCCGTTAAGCCCAATCCAGGCGCTTGAGCCCCTGGAGATTCTCGTTAATGCAGCGTTCAGTGTTGGCAGGCCTGGCGCAATCCCATTTGGGGTTGGGCCAGTACTGACACCTGGCGCCGCATTTTCTGGCATCAGCCAGAGCGACTACTACCCCATCCACCACGCATCCGGGAGTTTTGTCTGATGCCATCTTCTCTTTACGGGCCAACAATCCCAGGGCTTTCTATCCCTGAGCACGACTATGTTGACCTCACTTATTCAGGGGCGAATCTCACTGGCGTTGTCTACAAGGCCGGGGGAGCGTCTGGAGCAACAGTTGCGACACTAGCCCTTGCCTACGACGGCAATGGCAATCTTATCAATGTCACCAAATCATAGCCATGCCTAACTTTGCCTTTAACCCATTCAGCGGCCAGCTCATTCCTGCATTGCAGGGACCGCCAGGCCCTCAGGGCCCTCCAGGTGAAACATCTGGTGTCGTCGGTCCTCAAGGGCCGCCAGGAGATCCGTGGCCTGGCTCGCTTGACCTCGGATCTCCATCCACAAACAACGGCTGGATTTTCGATCTCGGAGGCCCTTCTAATGCAGCAAATGCTGTTCTCATCTTTGACGCTGGAGGCGTAGCTCAATGACTGTTCGCGCTCAATTCCGACGCGGAACCGCTAGCGAATGGTACGCAGCGAACCCTGTGCTTGCTATTGGTGAGCCTGGGTATGAGACCGACACTGGCAAGTTCAAGGTCGGTAATGGTTCAACAGCATGGAATGCGCTTCCGTATTCCTCGGGACTTACAGGCCCACAGGGGAACACGGGTCCAGCTGGTCCGCAAGGTCCGGCTGGAAGCACTGGTTCTTTCATGCTCGATGAGCTAACTGCGATCTACCAGAACGCCGCGTTTTCCGTTGGTACACCCGGCTCTGTTCCATTTGGCGTGGGGCCAGTTGTTCCGCCTGGCGTGGCGTTCCACTACATCGGCGTGGATGCCTACAACCCCGTTCACCTTCCGTCTGGGAGCTTCTGCTGATGACACTGCTGACAAGTGCTGGCTTTCCGCCAACGGCGGGGCCACTGTTCACCACCCGCATGGCGAGTGACTATCTGCGAGACGTTGCGCTGCGCACGTCTGGCAAGACCATTGGCACGGCTGGCGCCGAGCTATTTGGCGTGGGCCCTGCTGTGAAAAGCGGTGCTCCTGACGCCGTGAGCGTCAACGATTACTACCCCATTCATGCTGCATCTGGCAGCTACATGTGATCCATGGACTTCCGTTTCTTCAAGAGCGAGCCCACTGCCAACGTGCAATGGCCTGCTTCTACTCCAGGCGAAGACCCTGACTTTGTGTTGGTGGCACTGGAGAACACGCTCGATCCTGATGCCAACAATCACACCGGCTTCAACTTCTACGGAGCCTATGGCGATGACGGCGCACTGATTGATGCCTGGGCTGCTGATCAGCCCGTTGTGGCAGTTGGCAAAAACGACTTGCCTGATCCGATCGCCTTCTACCCCGCACCCTTCAACGAGGCCTGATCAATGACCACCATCACCCCATTGCTGCGCGTTAAGGAACGCATTGTTGGCCCCTCTGGGATCTACAACATCCAAAACGAGTGGTACGGCTACGCCGATGAGTTCAAGTACACGATCGGCCTAGCTGGTCTGCAGGGCTTTGGTTTGGGTTGCTGCCCACCTGAGCTGCTTCCCGATGACATGGCAGCCCTGCCTGGCACCGAGGATCGCTTCAGCCCGAACTACGGCACGTACATCCACCTGCCGAGTGCGTCGATCCAGTGCTTCATCCCGGCACACTTCATCGACGTTCAATCTCCTGGCAACACGAACGCGCCGAACTACGGCAGCAAGATCGTGATCTCTGACACGCAGTCAGGGAATGCGGTGCTGGCCCGTCCGTTCACCGATGGCGGTGCTTCCCTGATCGGTGTGTTCATCGACAAGTACCAGGGCAGCAACTGCCGTCCTGATGGCAGTGGCCAGCCGAACCACACCAATGGCCCCGGTGGCACCCCGCTGACGGGCGGGATCTTTGCCAGCCGCCCCCTGCACTGGCCCGTCAGCCCGATCACGAAGGACAACGGCGGGACCGACTTCAACAGCCCCTTCAGCCTGTGCAACAGCACGGCACTGAACGGCGCTGCTACCACCCCTGCCGACAACATCGGCGGCATCTGGGCGCTGTGCAAGACCCGTGGCACGGACTTCCTGCCCTGCCCGATCTGGACCTACACGCAGATCGCCTATCTGTCGCTGGCCCATGCTCAGGCCCTGCTGGATGGCAGTGGCGTACCGCTCTCTGGTGCAACCAGCCGTGCGGCCTGGATGGACGTTGCCCCCTACGCGCCCAAGGGGAACAACAACAGCGGCAGCGATGTGAACAAGACCTCGCTGGCCTTTGCCCGCACTGACCTGACCGGGCATAACGGCTCGGGCTTTGCAGGTCGCGCAAGCCGCGCCTTCACGGGCGCTGCCCGGATCAGCGGCGCATCGGCCGTGGAGCACACCACCCACAACGGTCAGCTGAGTGGGATTGTGGATGTGAACGGGAATCAGTGGGGCATTGCGCCTGGCCTGACCTCCGTGACCACTGGGATGAGTGCGGCTGGCTACCGGATCCTTCCCAGCTCGGTGGCATGGAGTTCGATCAGCAGCAACAATGACATCCGTGCCGCTGCTGGGCTGATCTCGCTTGCAGCGGAAACGGCTCCTGGGGATGACGATGGCATCTGGCACACCGCTGCTAATGCTTGGACCTACCTCCAGGCCGCAACGAATGGGACGTTCCACCCGTCGAGCACCTGGGCAGCCAATGCCACGCGGCGAGCAATGGCGGAGTGCGGGATCCCGCGCGAGCTGGGAACCAACACCAGCCAAACCAGCACCAACATCTTCGGTGGTGATGGCTTCTACAGGAGCTTGACTGCCGACTGCTTGCCGGTTGTTGGGGGCAACTGGGGCGGCGCCGCCAATGCGGGGGTGTTCGGTCGCGACTTCGGCGACACGCCGTCGGGCACGAACAGCAGCCGTGGCGCGCGTGCCGTCCGCCTTCTGTCCGCGTGAGCGGACATGTGGGGGAGGCGATAGCCTCCCCTTCTCCTCCAGAAGGGCTTGATCCGCGCCAGGAGCGTTACTGGCTGATCGAGCGGCGCTGCAAGGATCTCTGCCTCTACCTCGACAAGCGGGCCCTCAAGCGCCTCAAACGCAAGGCCGCCAATGGCTGCAGCCTGGAAACCACCATGGCCTACCTCAGCCACGCCAAGGACACCGCCAGCCTCAAGCGCGTGGCTGGAATCCTGTGGCAAGCCAACCCACGCCAGAGGCCTGAGGTCAGGGCCTGGCTGGCTGAGCACAGGCCCCGTAGCTTGGGGATGGCAGCTCTCCACCCCTGCTGATGTTGGAAGCGCTTGCTGCTGCTGTCGCTGGTGCGTTGATCACCACCGGCTCGGCCGCGGCGATTGCAGCAGCCCGCAAATCTGGTGAAACCAGAGATGCAGTGCTGATCCTGCAGGCCAAGGTTGAAGCGCTCGATAGCCGGGTGGTGATGGCCTTGGCGGATGTGCGTGAGCACGAAAACCGTCTCCAGTCCCTCGAGCAGAAGCATGTCGGCCTGGAGTCGCGGGTAACGGCCCTGGAGGCTGGCGTGGTGGACCGCCGCAGCCGCGAGCGATGAATGTCCCGCGTTGGCTGCAGTTCTCCATCGTTGGGGTGGTGATTGCCACAGCGTTTCAGCTGATGGCCAACTGGGGCGTCTGCTCCTTTATGTATGGCCCGCAACTCCTCAAGATCCACACCGACACTGGCGGGAAGATTGCGCTTGGGCAAAGCTGTGATGGAGCCGGTGATAAGGCCGTTGCCGGATTGTCTGCTCTCCTTGCCACTCTCCTTGGCCTTGCATCACAGCCACCCAAACAATGATCAAACGCATTGCTTTTCGCCTGGCCAAGCGGCTGCTGCTGTTTGCCGTTGATGAAAGCCTGAAGCGTGCGCTGCCACGCATCTACAAGGAGCTGGATGCCGAGATGCCCAACTGGTTGCGGCATCAAGCTGCACCCCAGATGGCGGAGAACCGGATCGCCAACATCACCCACTTCGCCCTGAAGACCAACCCAAGCGACGAGCAGCTGGAGCTGGTGAAGCTGCTGTACGACCCGGTAATGCTGGTGGCGCACCGCTACCTCAAATGACCGTCCTGGTCTGGTACTGAGGGTCAGAGGGATCAAGGCCGGCCTGGGCGGGGGACTCCTCCTGGGCCGGCTTCTTGCTGGCCTCCAGCTCCTCGAGCCATTCATCCAGCGCCTGCCGCGTTGGCGTGCCCTTCGGCCACTTCAGCCAGCGCAGCATGGCCTTGGGGTCGCGGAAGATTTGGCTCACATGCGGCCGCCACGCGATGAAGTAGCGGCCGTTCCAGTCCGTCGCTGCTTCGATCCGCAGCGTGGGCCGGGCAAAGGTCTGACGCTTCATCAGGGCTTGCAGGTGAGATACCAGCCGCCGGTGCCATTCACCATCCACCGGGGATTCCAGTTCTTGCGGCTGTAGACCATCCCGGCACCCTTGGTGTTGGGGGTGTAGCCACCGCCCACCAGCAGGGCCTCGCCGTTGGGATCGTTCTGGATCCAGGCCTCAGCGGTGAAGCCGATCACCACCGACCAGTGACCACCGCCTGAGGGGCTCTGCACGGGGCCTTTATGGAGCCAGCCAACCGCTACAGGCCGGCCGGCGTTCACTTCGGCTTCCAGGGCCCCAGCGGTGCCATTGGTGTGGAAGTCAGCCTTCAGCCCCAGGCTGCGCAGTGCCTGCAGTTGGGCTTCGGCAGAGGTGGTGTCACCGTATTTGGCACGCACCTTGTTGTAAGCATCATCGTTCTCGATGCGGCCCCAGTACATCGCCAACATGGCGCAGCTGGAGGAGAAACACTCCCGATACCCTGTGCCGCTCTTGTTATCCAGCTGGCTCTGCCATTTCACCGGCAGCGGGTTCTTCACCTTCTGAATCGGTGTGCGATAGGTATCCACCCATTCCGCTGCATCCGTCAGTAGGCCAGGGTCAGCTTGTTTGATCTGCTGCCCCAGCTTGATGATCCCCTTGATCTGGTGTTCAAGGCCCTGGTAGTTCTCCCAGAAATCAAGCCACTTCTGGTCAGTGAACTGCACATCCTTGATGGCCATGATGGAGAAAGCTCTGCACCCATGTAATCGTGTCTGACCTCGCCAAGGAACTCGAAGCTCTCCACGCCTCAGTGGTGCGCACCGTCCGTGAACGCATCGAGGAGGGCGGTTACGACGAGGACGGCAACCCCAGGCCGGTGAACAACGACGACCTGCGGGTGGCCCTGCAGCTGCTCAAGCAGAACAGCATCACCGCCAACCTCTCAGAAGCCGATACCTCTGCCCTGCGCTCACGCATGGCCGCCAAGCTCGATTTCTCAGCCCTCAAGGACAAGGCCAACGTGGCGCCGATCGTGCGCAAGGACGAGCCAGCTAGCGCTTGATCCCCCCGTAGGCCACGGCCTTTGGCTGTGGCTTCCAGCCCATCGCCAGGGCATCGATACTGGCGCCGGTTTCGTCGAACCACGCTTGCCGCAGCGCATCATCGAGCTCCTCCTGACGGGAGGCCTTGGCCTTCTCCTGATCCTGGGCTGCGGCGTCGGTGAAAAACTTCACCCCAAGCGCCAGGGCGTCGATGCGGTCATCGAACACCAGTGAGCCGCGATCGATCGTGATGCGGCTGAGCTGATACATCAGCGAGCGCTGGTGGCCCGTCTCCGGGTCGCGCTCGGCTTCCTGGTAGTCGCGGCGGATCAGATCAGCGCTCACCACCAGACGGTGCTGCTGCACCAGGGGCGCGAGGGTATCGACGATGCGGCGTTCCTTCTGCTGGCTGACGCGCATCTCCTCGATCGACACCGGATGCACCTTCGCCATCGCCGGCGACAGCAAGGCGGTGAACATGCCGTCGCCCATGTTGCTCTCCGCCACGCAGTAGCTGACGTTCCACCGCTTGGCCCGCTCAGCCAGCAACCTGAGCACCTCCGGCTCATAGCCGCGGGTGGTGCCGCCGCTCTCCAGCAGGAAGAAGTTGCCGTTCAGCTCAGCGATCACCGCCCAGGCCAGCTCGTCACTGCCGCGGCCAGATGGGTCAATCGCCAGCACGCAGCGCCACGTCTCGCTCTGCTGCACCCAGCCATTGACCATCGCCGGGCGGTGATACCAGCGGTCAGCCCCCAGGCCAACGCACAGCAGATCCTGGATGCGCTGATCCGGTGATGCAGCCCACACCACCACCTCAGGCAGGGCCTTGGCATCGAGATCCATCACCATCAGATCACCCAAGCGAATTGGGTAGCGATCGAGGGTGGAGAGGCGGCAGTTGAGCTGGAACTGCAGCTGCACTGCAGCGCGGGTCATGCGCGTTTCGCGCTTCAGCAGCTCCTCATGGCCAAAGCGCTCGGGATCCGTTGGATCACCAGCCAGCTCAGGGTTGGCCGTGACGGCATCAGCAATCGCCGGCGCCAGGCTGCCGTCGTAGCAGTCCCATTCATCCGCCTCAGAGGGGTTGGGGAATCTGGCCGGCCAGAAGCGGATGGCGTAGTTGCGTTCCCGCACCAGCCGTAGGTACAGCGAGCTCTCAAGGTGCGGAGTCCCCAGATACCGGATCTGTCTTGGGAACACCTGCCGTAGGCCGGCCTGCTCGTAATCCCTAGGAGCGTTGGGATCAAAGCCCGGCTCGTCGGGCTTGATGATCGCCTCGAGCTCGGTCACCGCCTGGGCCAGGCGTTCCTGTTTGAGCGGGGTGATCGAGTTGTTGAGCGTCTCGATGTCATCCGGCAACGCCAGGGTGCAGCGCTTGCCGGTGAGCGATGGGCTCAAGATTCCCACAGTGCGGACACTCGGGCTCTGGTCGATCACCGCTGGGCCCACGTCAAAGGCCTTCACTGATGAGCGGCCATCAGCCCTTGGCTCGAGGCAGCGCAGGATGTCCACATCGCGGATGCAGCGCGCCATGAAGGTGGCCACCTCCTCTGCCTTCTCCGCGGTGGCAGCAGGGATCAGGATCTTCTCGGTGAAGGGGTCATGCCGCAGCCGCCACAGCGCATAGCTGCCCGACTCAAAGCTCTTGCCCAATCCCCGGTAGGCGGTGGTGATGGAACGGTCAGGCCCGTTCTCCAGCCAATCCGCCACCTCCAGCTGCCGCAGGGTGGGGGTGTCCGCCAGGTTGAGCTCGCGGAGGATGTAGCAAAGGAAGTGGGGGAAGGGCCACAGCTCGGGTGGCAGCGGTTCCCATTTCATGCAGAGAGCCCTCCCACCGTGATGGCAGAAGGGCCCTCCCAACAACCACCTTCACCGAGCTTCCGCTGCGGCTCAGGTGAACCTCCCGGCACCACCCGGGTTGGTCCCATCACCCTAGCCCTCAACAAAAGCCTCATTCACCTCAGGCGTGGTGGGGTCATCACCCTGGTACTGGCCCGCCTTGGTGCGTGCCCGTTTGCGCGTTGTGGTCTTCGGCGCTGGGGCAGGACAAGCACTTCCCACCAACGCCGCTTCAGCTGCTGCCACCACGTCATCAGGAACATCACTGCCGTAGTGGGTGAGGCCAAGGCGTATCCGCTCGCCGTTGGTCAAATACATGGGTGCAGAGCAGATGCAGTCAAGGTACGGAATTGCAGCGGTTCATTCCAGGGAGTCGGCAAATTGCTGCCTCAAATGCTCACGTCGCTGCGGGCCACCAACAGAAGCCAGGTGAGGGTTGATCAGGTAATAGCTCTCGCCACTCCAGCGATCGGTCACGCGGGAGATCAGCAGCTCCTTCCGTAGCCGGCTGATCGAGGCGCGGATGTTGTTCTCCAGCATCCCGGTGTCCCGAGCCAACCCCTTCGGGGTGACGTGAGCACGGCCGCTGCGCCAGTTCACGTACCCGTGGATCAGGTACAGGATCGCCACGTCCCTTGGCTGCAGGGTCTTGGTCTTAAGGCCAGTGGCGGCCTTCTCGCAGAGCTCTTCGGGGAAGACCATCACGAAGTTCTCGTTGCCGTTGCTTCTAGGCTTCATCGAGTCAGTAATCGCGCTGCTGACGGCCCCAGCCACCTAGGAGTGATCACCTGGGTGTGACATTGCCACCACTGGATCCGACCCAGTGGTGGCAAGGGGTTTTGCCTACCTATTTAAGCGCTTTCCTATCCACGGGTGGCGAGCAACCTCTCCAGCTCACCCAAAAACCCAAACCTCAGTCTGATCTCTCTACTGAAGGGCAGAACAGCCCGTCTCACACACACCCCCTCCCACCTACAGCAACCACCCCCTCCAACAGCCCTGCCCAAGCCCCTCCCCACACCGCTTGGCAGACCCTCTGCATTTCCCGTTTTTGGGTCGCGCGATGTGGTGGCGTGCCCTGATGCGCGCGGTGCCCGTTCCCCCCGTAGCCCCCTCCGATCGCCTCTGAGGGCTGCCGGGGGCATGGGCTGAGGGGATTGGGCCTTAGAGCGTTTCCACGGGCCTTGCCGGGCCTCCTGGCGCCCGCTGGCGCGGCCTGCGCTGCTGCCGGTGGGTGCCAGCTGCAGCCGCACGCGCAGTTGGTGGGGGCACCCGCTGGCTCTGCCTGGGGTCTGAGCGGACTGCCAATCCGCTGGCAAGGCCAACACTCGTCAGGGGGGGGGTTTGCCCGATTAAGAATGATTCTCACTCTCGCCCCAGGGCCGTGGGTGGGTGAACAGCCAACAGCCGGCTGCGCTGGCCTTCGGCCGTGCTCGCTAACGCCGCACCACTGGCGGCCAGCGACGCACCTAGGTGTTTCCGGTTTTGGCTGCGACTGGCGCGCCCGCCGTGGTGCTGGTTCTCCACCCATGGAGAGAACGTGGTACTGTCTGCTCACTGCTCACCACATGTGGAGGGCAGCCAACAACCACCACCACTTGAGAACCAATGGCAACCACCACCCTGGTGACAGCGACTGCTGAGCAGCTGCAGGCAGCGCAGCTGCGTACGTATTGGCACGACCCCGCTGAACCACTGACGCAACCCGGGGTGGGCTGCATCCTGCTGAGCACCGGCGGGCCTGCCCTGCGGCTGCTGGTCGAGCTCGACTGCGACGCCCAGGCCTGCGGGGTGATGCTCGGGTACCAGGACTGGGGAACCCCTTGGACACGGTTCCCGATCACCGGGGCCGAGGAGGAGGCGCTCGAGTGGTTTGCCGGGCTGTTCTGGTTCGGGGAGGGCTGAGCAATGCAGGCACTGACCCCGATCACCGCGGCCCTGTCGGCTGTCACCTTCGCGGTGGCGGCCTGGGCCATTAACCAACCCGTGCCCGCTGGGGTGTGCACACCGCCGGTGGTGACGCCAGCCAGCCCATCGCCATCACCGCTGCCGCCCCAGGCCGATCGGTATCGGGCTGCCGTGGCGACTGAGTTTCCAGGGCCCTGAGCCCTGCACTGGGCCTTTCCTGCTGCTGCAGGTGGGCCCTCTGCAGGGCTTTCCCTGCGTTCTTTCGAACGACCTATGGACTCCGTAAGCACCACCGACGCCGGCGCCATGGCACGGCGCTCACCCCGCCGCATCTCGATCACCGTGAGCCATGCACTGGCTGAACGGCTCGAGCTCAGCGCCCTGCAGCAGGGCCGCAGCCTCTCCAACCTCTGCGCCTACCTGCTGGAGATCGCCGCACCGATGGCGAGCTGATCACCACCGGGGTGGCGCCTTGCGGATGCCGCCCCTTTCCTGGCGCCAAGCCAGCAACAACCACCACCAACCCAACACCCCTGCAAACCATGAGCAACGTCTGCATTGATGCAGCAGAGGCCGATCTGCTGGCGTCTCTGCTGCGGCCGCGCCTTGCGCTGCTGAGCGAGCTGCTCGAGGCCCAGGTTCAGCACTGCCCGCCCGGCGATGCCAGCTGGGCCAGCACCGCGGAAGCCATCGACCTGGCCTCTGGGCTGCTGCGCAAGGTCGCCAGCGCACGCCTTGCCACCCGCACCGTGATCACTGCATGACCAGCCCCACCGACCTGGCCGGTTTCCTTGGCGCCTTGCGGCTCAAGAACCGCGCCGTGCCCATCAATGCCGCCGAGGCACTGCTGCTGATCGCCTCGGGGATCGATCACATCTCCGACCTGCAGCAGGCCATGAAAGACAGCAATGGCAACGCCTTGCCGGCGTCAACGATTAGCCGGTTGGTGAGCTTGCTGCGGGGCCGCGCCCGATACAACCAAGGGCAATGGCTCGAGAGCCCGTATTCGCTGCTGGAGGTGCGGCCACACCCGCATCGGAAGGGTTTGCAGCTGCAGCTGAGCGCGGCGGGGCGGCACCTGATCCACTCCTATTTCGGGGCATACTCTTGTACTAACCACCTAGGTAGTACGCCATCCACCTGCGAGGAGAAAACCCAGTGTCCGTCTATTTGATCGCCTCGCTCGAGATCCCTATAGGCCAGACCAGGGCAGGGTTCAGGGTGCACCTTGAGACACTTGGAAGGCACCGGCTGCTGACCCTGCAGCACTGCAAGACTCCTAGGAGCCGAAGGCGGAGAGACCCATGGATCTCAATCAACTGGCCAGCGCTCTGGCTGCTTTTTCGGTTCTGAACCCCACCTCCTTTCCCATCCACCACGCCGAGGTCTTCCTCTATGTCGCCCGCCGCGGCCGCTGCACCTACGCCGAGATCGAAAGAGACCTCGACCTCTCCAACTCCACCGTGTCCCGCGTGGTCATGGCCCTGGGGGAGGTGCACCGCAAGGGCTACCCGGGCCACGGCCTGCTGGGGATCATCAAAGACCCAGACGAGGGCAGGCGTTACCTGATCACCCTCACCGCCAAGGGCAAGGCCCTGCAGCGCCAACTCGAGGCCCTTTGAGCCTCACCCAACAACCACCACCACCCACCACCAACCCATGGCAGGAAGTGTCCGCCGTGCCAGCGATGGCAGCTGGATTGCTGACGTGACCGTGAACGGCGTCCGCAGGACCGGCAAATGCAAATCCAAGAGCGAGGCCCTGGCCCGTAAGCGTGAGCTCCTCGAGCAGCTGATCGCCCGCGATGCCTCGCCGGTGCCCCGCACCCGCCTGTTCTCCCTCAAGGAGGCCCGGGCCCTGTCGCTGCGCACCCGCTGGAAGGGGCTGCCCTACGAGCGCACCGCTGCGATCTACAGCCAGGAAGCCGTCGATCACTTTGGCGAGCACTTCCCCGTGGCCGAGATCACCGCGGCCCTGGTGAACGACTGGCGGCAGCAGCTGCTGGCCAAGGGCAACCGGCCCAGCACCATCAACAAGAAGGTGGCGGCCATCCGGTCGATGCTCTCCGATGCCCACCTCAATGGGTTCCTGCTGGAGGTGCCGAAGATGCCCCGGCAGATGAAGCTCAACAACACCAAGGACCGGGTGATGAGCGACGCCGAGCGCGATGGCTTCTGCGCCTTCTTCCACCAGGTGGGCGAGCCCGCTGCTGCCGACCTGCTGGTGTTCCTGCTCGAGACCGCCTGCCGCTGGGGTGAGGCCGAGCGCCTCAAGGGCCAGGACGTGGATCTGGAGAAGGGCCGGGTGACGTTCTGGGAGACCAAGAACGGCAAGCCCCGCTCAGTGCCGCTCACCCGCCGCGCCCTTGATGCGCTGCAGCAGCACCTGCCGGCGGTGGGCAGCCATCGCGTCTGGCCCTACGCCTACGCCCGCTTTGAGTACCTGTTCAGCGCAGCCAAGGATGCCCTGGGCATCGAAGACCCGGCGCTCACCATCCACACCACCCGCCACACCTGCGCCAGCAAGCTGGCCAGCAAGGGAATCCCGCTGCACCAGCTGATGGCCTTCGGTGGATGGACCTCCCTGGCGTCAGTTCAGCGTTACCTGCACCTGCACACCGACGCCCTGGCGGCCTGCGTCAACGCGCTCGAGGAGTGATCACTCGCCGCCGCCACCCTCAGGCGCGGGCGCAGCATCCACGGTGACGGTGGTGGTCACCTCAACCGGGCTATCGATCGAGGTGGCCGAGGTGACCGTCAGCGTCACGTCGTAGGTGCCGGCGGCGCTGAAGGTGATGTCAGTGCTGCACTCGTCGTCAGCGCTGATCACTGCCGAGGCATCGGTGGTGGTCCAGGCATAGACCAAATCACCGTTGCAGTGCCGGCGATCGGTCAGCGAGGAGCTGAACGCCGCGGCCTCGAGCTCCGTGATCACCTCCGGGGTGGTCAGCACCACCGTGCCGATGATCGTCTGAGGCACGAACTCCACGTAGCAGCCGACCGGCTCCTCATCGACGGCTGCCTGCACGTCTTCCAAGGGGCGATCAGACACCCCAACCATGTCGAGATCGATCCGCTGATCGTTGGTCAGATACGGCATCCCCTTGCCCCTGACGGTCAGCCCCAGCCTGCCGAGATCAATCCAATCGTCTAGCCCGTCATGCGCATCACCGAACGCCAGATCCAGCACCTGATGAAGCCCAGGCCCACGCTCACCGAGCAGGCCCTGGCGGTGGGCCGCCGCAGGCAGCCGAGCCCCATCAAGGCCTGGCAATGGCCGCTGCTGTTGATTGCTGTCCAGCTGGCAACGGCCCTGTTCATTGTCATCACGCCCCTGGCACTCCTTGCCTTCGGGGTGCTGGCACCTGTGGCTGCTGTCGTGCTGTTTGTCCGCTTCGCCTGGCGAGCGCAGCGCCGCCGCCGGCTTCGGCCCTGAGAACAAGGCATTGGCTTTTAATGTGGACGCGTCCACCGGATCCAGATTTCTGCTGCATCTGCTGAGCAATCGGCAGACCCCGCATCCAGAAAAATCGCTGAGATCCGTTGGTATGACTGCCGGGGGCATGGCGAAATTGGTAAACGCAGCGGACTTAAAAGCTGTTTTTTGCCTCTGCACCCCTGCAGAACAATCGCCAGGCAAGGGCTTCCGCTGATCTTGCGCACCTCTGCACAGGTGGGGTGGAATTGCTGCTGAAAGCAGCCGAAACTGCACGTTGAAACCAGATTGCAGTTCGTCCACAGGGGGTTACGCCAGGCAACTGCAGAGGGAGAAGCGAGAACAGGAAAGGGCTAAGTGGGCGGCCCTCAATGCGTCCGCTCGACTGAAATCAACGGGTCGTGAAACGGCGACCGACTACGGCCGCGCTCTCTTTTATGAGCACGCCGAGCGGTTGACCGTGGCCCTGGGGCTGCTGCTCGAGGAGCTGCTGGCCAACCCCAACAAGCCCGGGCCCTACTTCTCCGCCTGGCCGCTGTTGCTGATGGTCAGCAATCGAGGCCCTCGATCACTGGCCCTGATCGCCCTGTCGGTGGTGATCGATCACATCAGCCAGCGGCCAACTGAGCGAAAGATGGCCGGCGCCATTGGCCGGGCACTGCAGGACGAGCAGAAGGCCGGCCGGGTGGAACGGCGAGGGCAGGCCCTGCTGCGGCTGATCGGCCGGCGGATGGGCCGCCAGGCCCTGGCCCGTGATCATGTGCTCGAGCAGCTGCGCCTCAGCGCCGGCGGCTGGACCCTGGCGCAGCGCAATGCCGTGGGGATGCTGCTGTTGCAGGTGATCACCGCCAACACCGATCTGATTGAGATCCGAGAGGAGGTGCACCGCGGCCGCAAGCGCCGCACGGTCGTGGCCACCGAGGCCACCCTGGCGGTGATCAAACAGATGCCGGCCCGGCCGCTGCCCAGCCGCAAGCTGCCGATGCTGGTGCCGCCCATCGACTGGCATGGGATGCACGGCGGCGGGCACCTCGATTCCAAGGAGCCGCTGGTGCGCTGCCGCTCAGGCCAGAGCCTCGAGCACCTGACCCCCGAGGCCCTGGCGCCGGTGCTGCCGCTGATCAACACGCTGCAGCGCCAGCCCCTGTGGGTGGACCCGGAGATGGTGCAGCTGCAGCGCATCGCCTGGGACAGCAACATCGCCGGGCTGTTCCCGGTGCAGCGCGACCCGCTGCCGGAACCACCACGCCCGCCGGGGAACCTCGACCGCGAGGCACACCTGGCTTGGGCGCGCCGGCGGCTGGCGGCCCAGCGCGACCGCCATGAGAACGCCACCGAGCGCAAGCGGATCGAGGCAGCGCTGCAGCAATGCGCTGAGGTGGCCGGCGAGACCGTCTGGTTCGCCCACTGCCTCGACTTCAGGGGGCGGATCTACAGCAGTAACCGCTACGCCACCCACCAGGGGCCCGACTGGGAGAAGGCAGCCATCCAGTTCAAGCAGGACGAGCCCTGCTCAGTGGAGGCCTTTGAGTGGCTGCTCAAGGCCGCAGCCGGCCACTACGGCATCACCAGCAGCTGGAAGGAGAGGCTGGAGTGGGGGCGCCAGCGCCTGCCTGAGCTGTGCGCCATCGCTGAGGCACCGCTCGATCGGCTTGAGCTGTGGCGCAGCGCCAAGGATCCGTGGCAGTTCCTGCAGCTGTGCCGCGCCATCGCCCAGCAGGTGGCTGACCCCAACAGCCCATGCGGGGTGCCGATCCGGCTTGACCAGAGCTGCAGCGGGGTGGGCATCACCTCGGCGCTCACCCGTGACCGGCACCTGGCGCGCCTCACCAACATCTGCGGCACCACCCGCAAGGACATCTATTCCCACATCGCCGAGCTGCTGCAGCACCAGCTGCGCCTTGAGCTCAGCAACGGCACCGACCGCAGCAAGAAATACGCCGCGCTGTGGCTCGACTTCGGCATCACCCGCAGCCTGTGCAAAGGGCCGGTGATGACCAGCATCTACGGCGCCAAGTTCCTCGGGCTCACCGAGAGCCTGATCACTGAGCTCGAGCAGCACCAGGCCGGGCTGCCCCTGCGCCAATGGGAGCTGGCCTACGTGCGGCCGGCCCAGTTCCTCAGCCGCAAGTTCGGCCTGCTGATCGGCGCTGAACTCAAGAGCTGCATTGCGCTGCAGGCCTGGCTGAGAGAGCTCAGCAAGGCGGTGCTGGCTTCCGGCAACTACCTCCAATGGACCAGCCCGATGGGGCTCCCGATCCGGCTGGGCGATGCCCATGACATCCGCCGCTCAGTGGTCAGCGTCACCAAGGGACGCCGGCGGTGGCAGGCCCTGGGCGATGAGGCCATCGAGGGCGAGCTCTCGGCCCGGCAGACCAACCGGGCAGTGACGGCCAACTTCGTGCACAGCTTCGACGGGGCCCACTGCCAGGCCATCGTCTCCAGATGTGGGGAACATGGTGCGCCGGTCCTAACAAACCATGACTGCTTTGCGACAATTCCGGCC